CGGCCGCCGACCTCCTTCATAACACTCCAAACATGATCTTTGAATCTGGTCATGGAGTTATTGAATTCATCGATGATCGAGTTCAATGCATGGATCAGTCCCGTAACCGGATTCGAGCCCGCAAGCCCTTCTCCAATGCGCCGGCCTAATTCACTGGCCACTGCCCAAAAATGGTTTTTGTAATTGGTCATCGTTGTATTAAATGTATCGCGTGCAATTTCCAAAACACGCACTAAGGCCCCAGCCGGATCGTTGGCGACAGCGTTGAAGCCGTCGCGCAAACGATAGGTCATATCCCTGGCGCCTGTGAAAAAACGGTCCTTGAGACTACCCGATCCATCTACCTGGCGGTTGAAAGCCAACCCCAAATTAGTGAGTGTATTGCTAAGTGCAGCTTGTGCCTGTGGTCCATAGGTATTGATACCATCTCGAATACGCTGTGCCAATTCGCCGGCGACGGGGAAGAAATGCAGCTTCAAGTTATTGATCGATGCATTGAATTGGTCACGTACGCCATTCAAAACATTCCCTATAGCGGTCTTAGGATCTTGCATAAAATGCTGAATACAGGCTTTGAGTTGGCCTACCAACTCGCCTGCTTTGTCGAAGGCGCCCTGTTTGAAACTATCGATGGTCGTAAAGATTGTGTTCTTCAAACCTTCGAGATTGACCTTGATCCCCAACATATCGAGCAAACCCTGCGCCACGCCGAAAACGATGGCGACGCCAAGTTTGAGCGCGAAGGCTCCTAACTCAAGTAGGATTTTTCCCAACGCCTCTAAGAGCGCGAAACCAAATTTGACAAATTCCGGGCCAACTTTGGGAATGAGGTCTTTGACGATCCAATTGATCAGCGTACCGATCCACTGCCCTACCATATCCAGAAGTCCCTGATTGCCGCCGCCCTTACCCTCGGTTGTGATTCCCAGCACAAAATCCGAAAGCGCCCTGATCGCCTTAGGCGCAGCTTCGCCAATCCAACTCACAATGGCGATGCCCCACTGATACATCGCTACCAAAAAGTCAGGCAGTTTGGCAACCAATCCTTTGAGCAGAGAACCAACGAACGAACCAAGTTGGACTAAAGCCGGTGGTATGGCGTCCACAATCCACTGCCAGGCGGCTTTCCCAAAAGCAAGCAGATTGTCGCGCCAGATAGGTAGGCTCGTTACGACGAATGAGATGAGATCGCTGAATAATCTGCCGGCCAAAATCTTGGCTTGGTCCCAGATGCGTCCAACATTCTCGAAACTCGTTTTGTTGCCAGTCGCCCAGGCTACAATCTCGCGCAGGGCGCCGCCGCCAAAGTCATGGATCGCTGTCAGAAGCGGCCCAAACCGACCTTGAATCCAATCAAGCACGGCTCTGGTCTTGGCCTGGATTCCGCCAAAATCATTTTCCCAGGCATTGCGTAGAAGCGACACAATCGCAATCGCACCCGCCACGACGGCGATGACAGGCGCCATAGCCACCACGAATGAAACAATCGCCGGAATGACAATCGCCGCAATCAGGGCGGCTACGACGATAAGGATGTCCTTCCATCTCACATATCTTGTTATAAGGTCCGTGATCGGCTGCAAGAATTTGCTGACCACCGTAATCATATCGCGCGTCGCCTGGATAAAACCGACCACGCCTAGCACCACGGCCTGTAGGTTCGGGTGCATGTGAGTGAGCCAGTCATTCATGGCGTCACCGTCGGCGATGACAATGCCGAGATAGTTGATTAGCGCACCCAAATTGTCGGCGAATAGTTTCGCCCATTCCACGACGCGTGGCGCCACGCCTGCTACAAATGTATTGAAGTTTGTCGCCATATCAGTCAAAACAGGCAAGAACTTGTCGCCTATCATCAATGAAATGGTCTGGAACGTGCCGCCTAGAATTTCGATGGCTCCCTTGAAAGTCGCCATCCGAATTTTGGCTTGCTCTTGTGCGTCGGTGGAGGCGATGGTGGCTTTTAGAGCATTGAATGTCTCTTCCGTAAATTTCGATAGCCCGATGGCTGCCCGCGACGCATCGGCGCCAAAAATATCCCCTAGCGCCGTGTTTCTGGCTTCATCCGAAAGACCCGCCAGCGCCTTATTCAAGATGCCGGCGATCTCGCCCATCGATTTCATTTTGCCGGATGCGTCGAAAAACTGGTTCTTGCCTGCCTCCGTGATTAAACCTAGCGCCTTCATCGCTTTTTCGGCAGCCTTGCTCTTCGGAACTAGCGTCTGCAAAAATGTCTTGAATCCTGTCCCTGCATCCGCGCCGCCGCTGAACTGCGGAATAATGGCGGAGAGGGTAGCGTTGAAATCCTCGAAGTCGACGCCGACCCCCGCGGCCACACCACCCGCCTGGCCAATTGCCAAACGGTAGCCATCGATGTCGATCTTGGAGGCGATGGTGGTGCCGACAATATTATCGATGGCGCCTGCCATATCCGAGGCCTTGATATTGAACTGAGCCATGACATCTGTGGCGATGTTGGCGGCGTCCCCGAAATCAGCGCCCGTTGCGTTAGCCAAAAGAACGGTCGATTTGGCGGCGCCGTCCAGGATTTGTTGAGTCGTGAGACCAGCCGTACCCAACTGTTGAATGGCGTCTGCCGCCTCTGTGGCGCTGACTTTCAGCGTAGGGTCCAACCCCAGGTCCATGATCAGATTCTTGAGTTGTGTCGTCTCCTCGGCCGTGGTCCCCATCGAGGCGGTTATATCGGCCATCTGCTGTTCCATATCGGAGGCCGCGCCGATGCTGCCTGCCAGACCGGCCGCCAGACCACCGATGGCAATTACACCTATCCCCGCCGCCGCTTTCAAACCGGCGCCGAGCATGCTCTTCAATGGATTGAGACCGCGTGAAAGCAGCCCAGTGGATGCATGCTCCAGGCCACCTAGTGAACCTTTCACATCGCCGATGGGACCAGAAGCCCGATTCAGCGCGGTCAAGACAATGGAGATGTTGTCAGTCACTGTTTTTTCTGGTTACGCGCCGCTTGAATCTTGGCCTCGACTTCCCAGATGGTAACTATGGTTAGTATATCTGATGCTCGTTGTCTGCGAAGCTCTTCAGGAAGCCAATGTAATTCGCGATAGAATCTCATTTCTAGATACTCAGGAGGACATGGCCCCCGGGTCCATAAATGAGCGAAGAGCTTCGCTTTCAGTTTTTTTGTTTTTCCGTTTGCTGCCCCGCCAGTTTCCCTAGTTCAGCCACCAGTGCAGTCACCACACGCGCGGGCAGTTTGTGCATGTCCTGCCCTGTCACTTTAGTGAGCAGCACGGCGAGCGCGTCCATCTGCTCACGCTGCGTTAGTTCGCCGCGTTCACCTTTTTCCTGAAGCTCCATCATCTCCGTGAGATCGTCCCAGGTCAGGAGGTCCTGATCAATTTCAATCGCCACAGGAGGGCGCTTCTTGAAACTGACAACAACCGCGGACGGTTCTGGTTCAGGATCGGCTCCCTGTTCGGGGGCGGGCCCATCGCCTGCGGGCGTGACGCCCTCGGCGGGCGGAGCGCCATCAGACATAGCGCCATTAACAGAATCCAACATTACGGCACCGCTTCCTCGAAGAGTCTGGGAGTAACGATAACAAACCCAAACATCAGCGGGTCTCCGCTGCTGGCATCGCCGGCGGGGAGAGGGCAGTTTTTGATGGGCACCGCCACCGCGGTATTGGCATCGTTGGCGCAAACATAGCGACGTTCGGCCGTGGCGCCGCCCTTCGGCGAATAGCGTAAATAGATCGTCTTGTCCGTCCCAATGTAACGGTCGCGCACCACGCGCCACGCCTCACCCGCCGTCTCCGTATACAGACAGCTTACCGTCACGGTAGAGGCCTCCACTTTGTTGCTCGGGCTCACTACCGGCGCTTGGCCATCAGCCGTATTCTGTTCGCCGGTGATTTGGTCGCCCCCATCCACCGTCACCGTGTTTGACTGCCCACTGATGTCCGTCCAACTCGATCCGTTGACGGATGCCTCAATCTTGTAGCCGGCTCTCGCCTCGGCTCCCGTTGTTTGTGCCATCGTTAATCTCCTATCCTGTCACTCGAATGGCAGCCACCGTCAGAGCAGTGACCGCACTGTACGTAAGTTGGACGTACCCACTCGCGTCATTCCAATAGCGCGGCTCAAATGGGCCGATCACTCGCTCCGCATTCTGGACGAGCGTGAACGCTACATCAGCAATAGCTAATCCTCCCACCGTGCTGCTGGTCGCGGCCGTGATGGTGACGGTGCCCACGTCCGTGTTCTTGAAGTACAGAATGGTGCGCCCGTCATTCAACATCTGGTCGCCGCCTGCAGCACAGGCAGCCGCTCCCAACAGAGTTCCCGCTGTACTGACTGGCGTGAGAATGGTTAGAGTTGCCATCAGTCACCCACTTTCTTGGCCGGAACTTTCGGCGCTACGGACTCTTCCGGTTTGTGCACAATGACCGGCGACGCCGACGGTTTGGGCAGCGGTCCGGTGGTCTCAATGGCGCGCATGTTGTTGGCGGCCAGATGCAGCCCTGCCGCCACTGCGCCTAGCCGAATTTTGCTGCCAGGCTGCCAAACTTCCGGATCGCCCGCCCCCCCGATCTGAATCAAAACTAGATACTCTTGTGTCTCTTCCATAATCTTTCGTCCAGGGTACTCCCCGCTTCAGCGGGGACGGGGAATGGACGCCTCTCCTATTTCCCCAAATGACCAAGATTGCTATACTACTCTGTACTAAAGGCACTCTCGCGCCCCAGTGGCACCGGAGAAACTGTTGGGTACAGCACGTTAACAAGTGAAGATAAGTGGTTCCAGGCGTTAGACTTCGCCTGGGTAAAATCCTCAAAGCCAGAACTACGGTTCTGCAACTGGTCTCGGTGTGCAAGTTGCTCGACAACCTCTGTTCGCTGAGATGCAGCTCCTTCAGTAGCTGCTGATACACGAGTCTGCAGAGTAGGTGTTTGTTCTCAAGACTACGGGCAATCTCCCGGATTTATCCGGGAGTCACTGAATTTCGATGCTTGCATCCATGATTTTCATCAGTCACAGACCTCAACTACAGTGAGATCGCACACGAAGCCTTTGTAAAAATTGCCGGCGTATACCAGCGCTGCCGTCGCTACCAGGTCGCCTCCAGCCGTCAGGCCGCTATCCTCTACCTGTACGATTTGCGTGTATCCGTCCGCCAATGTCGTGTTCTGAAAATAGGTCGTCAGAAACCGATTCAGCATGACAATGCCGTTTTGTACCGGCGTATCGTAGTTGTCCTGGCCTAGCGCCTCCATAAACACGCGCACGCTGTAGATGCGTTCACTGCGCACGGTCAGCGCCCGCGCCGTGAGCGGACGTGAGACGGCTCGCTTCGGCCACACGATGACAAGCGGCAGGTCTGCCGTGTTGATCGAGCCAGGATAGGCAGCAGGCGCCGTCACAATGCCCGTGATCGTCCGATGCAGCATTTGCAGTTGCGCAATCGTGTTGGCGATGCTCATCGGTACGGACGGTCCTCCGTCATGGCACGAGCCTCAGATAAGGTTCAAGAAATTGTGTAATATCTTCCGGAATCTTATGCTTCACGCGCAACACACCCAACTCGCTGAAAGCCGTACTATCGTAGGCCTGCATGTCTTTCTGCCGGTACATAAAACCAGCCATACGTTTAGTCGCCTGCACAATATCGTTCGGCGCCGACGCGCTATAGGACCACTTGCCGGTGACTATAATGGCTCCTTCAGGATCATCGTTATATGTCCACGCCACATTAGCCGATGCTTTCAGACGAATGGCATAGTAAGGCGTCACGCTGCGCGGCTCGGTCACATACTGCGCCGCCGTGACTGTGGTCCCGTCGCCGTTGACGATACTCGAAATCGTACACAAATCCTGGTCTAGATAGAGTGTGCGACGGTCATCGCCTTTGCCCACATCGCGCACCGCATCGAACGTCTTGGCCGTCGCCGTGGCCGCCTCGAATGTGCGGTGCGTATATTCCTCGACGGCCGCCTGGGCGGCGGCAATAAGGACCGTCAGCAGCGCGTCATCGCTGCTGCTGGTGATACCAAGATAGGCCCGCAGGTCCGCGGCTATGAGATACATTTGCGATTACCTCATAAGGCGTAGGCAAGCACACTAAACGTGTGCGATGTATCTCCGCCACCGGCATCTACAAGCGCCCAACGCGCGCGCAAGTAGGGACCGAACAGGGCCGGCCGCACCGCCGCTGCCGCTGCATCGCTTGTAATGTTGACGACAGCCGTGCCAGGATTGGCGGCATCCAGGACCGCAAACTCAGTGCGCGCCGCACCGTTGCCTGCCTGCTGCGTGAAATGGACGGCGTTGTAGTAGGTCACATCATCCAAACTGAAATCCACATAGACATCAAGCGTGTCCCCCGCGGCAGTAGCGCTCACGGTGATGGCGTTGACGACGACGAATCGCTGTCGTTCCCCGCCTATGAAGACACCCGTCCCATTGGCCCCTACCGTCCTGGCGGCCAACGCCGCCAGGATGATAGTTTCGCCTTGAGCTAAATCAACACCACGTGCCATAGATTGCTCCTTAGGCGGCCACTACAGTCGAAGCCGGAGCCAGCGGAATATAGGACATATACCAGGTGATCACGCCGGTCATAGCAGCGCTAGTCAGGAAGTTGATGTTGCCGATCGGCACGAGGAACTCGCAATCGGCCGTAGTCACGGGATCGACTCGCACGACGTCAGCCGTGATGGGCGTCAGGACACCAGTCGCACCCACGAAGCGGTAGCTTGTACCCGCGGCATCATTATCAATGGCGACGGTCGTGCTTAGCG